TTTAAACAATGTATTATATTGTCTAGTATAATTATGAAATTTTGTATTTTTATCAGTATCATATTTATTAAAAATAACATCAAATGATTCCATTTATTATTTAGAGTAATTTCTCTAAATAATAAATGGAATCATTTGATAATTTGATAATTTTATATTTATATCATTATGCAGTATTAAATAAAAGTTAATATAAAAATTATTTTAAAAAAATTTACTTATTTCATATTTTTCACACATTTTAAATATATTACCATGTTTTTGACTTTTTTCAATCATAAATTTTACCCATTCTGGTTTATCATCTTAATTTAATAAAGTATATAAATTATCAGAAGTAGAAGATTAGTATTGATGAAAGTTAATAAGAATTGTTTTAATACATTATTTATATGATTAAATTAATATGTTATTTAAGTATAACATTTTGTTTAATAAATGCACGATACATCATTATTTGCTGGAAAACTTTTCGCAGAAAAATATGGCGGTGTAAATAAAGTTGTAATAGATATTGGTGGTAAAAATGTTAATGGTTCAGTAAGACAGTTTTTTGAAAATATGGGTATGAAATATATTTGTATAGATATGGAAAAAGATAACTCTGTTGATATTGTAGTTAACCCTGGTGATAAATTACCATTTGATAATGGGTCAATAGATTTGATAGTATCAACATCTTGTTTTGAACATGACCCATGTTTTTGGATAACATTTAAAGAAATGACAAGAATAATAAAATTAGATGGATTTATTTATGTAAATGCTCCAACTAATGGTCCATATCATTGTTATCCTGGTGATAATTGGAGATTTTATTCTGATGCTGGTCAAGCTTTATCTTATTGGAGTGGATATAAAATGTTTAATGAAGAAGTTTTCCCAGTAAAAGTAATTGAAACATTTCATATATTACCTAAAAGTGATATATGGATTGATTTTGTATGTATTTGGCAAAGAGTTATCGATAAAGAAACTAATATAACAATTTCACATAATATAGTTAATAATATTGGATTATTAGAAAAATCATTAAATGAAAATAATTTTAAAACGATTAAAAAATGTTGAAATAATTGAAATAATTTAATAAAGTATAAATTATTTTACATGTCTTTGGACATTGACAATAAGAATATAAATGAAGATGACGATATTGTAAAATTTAAAAAACACGCTATAATACTTATGAAGAAATGTAATGGAACTCAAAATAATATAATATTTTTTGATTTTTTAGTTGAAACACAAAATTTATGGAAAAAAAGAATAGTAGAATTTGATCCTCTTGTAAAGATTAAATTACTTAAATATAAAAAAATTACAGAAACATTTCCATGTGATAAATATCTTAAACTGTTAGGATATTGTTGCTCATACAAAACACACAATGGAATATTGTGTAAATACAAGCCTGTTAATGGTATTTGTGGTATTTGTATACTACATAAAAAGTTTGATAGCAAATTAAAACTTAATGTAACAAACAATACTCCATTAATAAAAGATCTTCATAATATTATTATTGCTTATATTCGTTAAATATCGTTCTCATACAAGACTTAGTTTTTACTTAAGTTCAAAGCGTTACCAAGTTATTTAAATAAATACCTTAACTTATTTTAGTGTTTGTTATAATAAACTTGTAATAAATAATTTATTAAAAATTTAATTATGTTAAAAAAAATATTTTTTTAACATAAATGGGAGATTCTATTAAAATTATACTTGATGGACTTCCTACTGGAAAAAGCAGTTTTATTAGAAATTTAAGAGGTGAACCATTTAATCCAATGTATGAACCTACAGAAGGTGGTGGTGCAGTTCCTTATCTATTAGAAAACGAAGAAAATAAAAAAAAATTAAGTATTATCTTATATGACACTCCTGGACAATCTACAATTAATAGAGAATGGGAAGATGAAATATACAATGATACAGACTGCGCTATTTTCTTTTTTCAAAAGTCAAATACACCGTCATTTAAATATGTTAAAAAACAACTTAAAAAGTACAAACGTATGAAAAAACGTGAACATAAGGAAGCTATATGTGTATTATATGCTACACAAACTAATGAACGTTCAAAAATACCAGAAGAAGAAATTATGCGTTTAACAAGACCAAATGTAAAATATATGGAAGGATCTAACAAAATAAATGGTAGTGCAAAAAATGTATTACTAGCAACATTAAAGTCTTTATATGAAACTTTGCGTCCGAAAGACAGAAGCCCGCAACTAGATGAGGAATTATTTGATATATTTAGTGAAAAAGCACTGCGTGATTTGGTAGGCTTATATGATCAAAATTCTGATTATCCATATTGGAACAAATTAAAAGCCTTTTTTACTTCCTTTCATTTTAGAACAAAACAATCACGAAGAAAAAAGTCAGTTAAAAAACAATCACGAAGAAAAAGGTCAATTAAAAAACAATCACGAAGAAAAAGGTCAATTAAAAAACAATCACGAAGAAAAAAGTCAATTAAAAAACAATCACGAAGAAAAAAGTCAATTAAAAAAATTGAGAAAAAAGGTGATTAATTTTTTAAGAATATTGCATCTTTAGCGTAAAGTGACTTTAAAATTGTATTAGTTATGAAACGAGTTTTTAAAAATTTGTTTTTTTCTGATAAATCTCAAAAAAAATCAAGAATATCATTTAGGTTTCGTAAACACGTATTAACTTAGTGTTTATGATTTAGATAATTTTAACAGTACGGTTTTAATGTGTTTTATATCTATAGGTTTAGTAATAAAATATTCAACTCCCATATTATGACATTTTTTAATGTCTTCTTTAAGAACAGAGGCGGTTACTACAACTATTTTTGGTAAAGGATATCCTTTTTTTTTAATATGTTCAATTACCTCGTATCCATTAATTTTAGGCATTCTTAAATCAAGTAATAAAATATCAAAAGAGTTGCCGTTACTGTTTGATTCATCTATTACTTCTATAGTTTCTTGTCCATCTGAAACAACAGTTACATTATTGTAACCTAAACTATTAACTATATTATGAATTAGAATTTGATTATATGATATATCTTCTGCTATAAGTATTTTTACATTTTTGTTGAAATCTTTATTTTCTAAATTATTTGAAGATTTGCTGGTAGGTGTTATTGTTTGCCCGATATAAGAAGAATCTTTTGTATTTAATGTAACTATTTTATGTATAATATTAAATAATTGCAACTTGTTAATTGGTTTATTAAGTACTGAATAAAAATTTGAGGTATTAATAAATTCAACAGCAGATGATAAAGCGACTAAAGGAAAAAGAGGTTTTAAACCTTTTATATGATTTGATAATTCAACACCGTTCATTTCTGGCATGCAGATATCTAATAAACCAAGCTCAAAATCATACCTATTAGCAGATATGTATTTAAGTGCTTCTTTACCAGATGCACATATTATAGGATTCATTTTCAATTCAAATAACATATCAGTTAGTAAAACTCTATTATCTGAATCATCATCAACAACCAAAATGTATTTATTTTCAAGTAATTTAGAATCTCTTTTTAATTCATCTTCAATGTCTTTCATAGGAAAATGTTTACATGTAAAATAAAAAGTAGATCCTTTACCTAATGTACTGGTTACGTTTATTTTTCCATCTAATAATTCAACTAATCTTTTTGAAATAGCAAGTCCTAACCCTGTTCCTGTTTTTGTTAAAGAGTTTTCTATCTGTGAAAAACTATTAAATAATTTATATTTGTTTTGTTCTGAAATTCCAATTCCATTATCAGTAACAGATATTTGTAACATATTTTTAATATTTGATATATTTATAGTTATTATACCGTTTTTTAATGTATAATTAATAGAATTGCATATCAAATTTATAATTATTTGAGTTAATTTTTGTTTATCTATTACAATAAATTCAGGAACTTCATTGTCTATTGTAATAGAATATTTATGTTTTTTTATATGTATACGATCTCTTAAAGTTTCATATACATTGTTCATTATTTCTTTAATTGATACACAATCGTTATTTAATTCCATATTACCAGAAGATAGTTTAGAAAAATCAATTACGTCATTAATAATTTGCATAAGTTGAATGCTACAATGATTCATAGAAAATAAATATTTTTTTTGTTGTTCATTTAATTCTGTATTCATTAATAATTGATTAAATCCCACAATACCATTCAATGGAGTTCTTATTTCATGACTCATATTTGCTAAAAATAAATCTTTTGAAAAATATGTAGAATCAGAATATATTTTTTTATAGTCTTCAATTAATATATAATAATTAACTAATATTTTAGTAAAACTAAGTAAGTCAATAAACTCATTTAGATCTTCTTCTTTTATATTTGTATCTTTGTTTCCTAAACATAATACACCAATAACATCAATACTTAAATATATTGGTATAAGCATTATGTTATGTATTGGAAAATCTGCTTGATAACCATCATTGCTAACAAAAACGTTAGTAATATGTTCAGACGGTGATAATAAAATTAGTTTGTTATCAGACTCTATATTACTATGAATATGATCAATAAGATAATATTTGGTATTTTTTTTCCAAAATAAAGAAGCAAATTCATAATTACCACGTTTCAAGTAAAGTGAAAGTAACTCTTTAATATTTTCTGTTATATTTATATTTTTTTTTAATAAATGTATAATATCCATTTATTAAAACTAATATTCTATTTTGTTATTATTTCATCATACGTTGAAGTTCATAACTCATCATATTATCAGAAAATTTATTAATGTCAGGAAAATGTGAAATATTATTTAAAACCTCATCTTTTTTTAAACTACTAACATTTTGTATTTCACGTATACTTTCATTTATTTTATGATTGTTTATATTTATAACATAGTCATCAGGAACTAAAAGTCCTTTTTTTCTTGCAATTTTGATATATTCATCATATATTCTATCACTAATTAAAGGAGATGCACTAAATAAATCATCAAACGAATTGCCTATCCATTCCAAATACTTTTCAGCATTTTGTCTATTATCTCTATATAATATTAACTGCCTTCTAATATTACTTTCTAAACTTGTGTACTTTGATGCTGCCATTTTATGGTGAGAATTTTTTTCTTCAAATTTTCCATATTTTGTTATAGCAACTACAATTCCAGAAAAAAAAGCTACACATCCTGATATTATTGGTAAAGTTGAAGGTGACGTGTCAGGACTTAATATTGAACCAATTGCTGATAACAAACCAGCTATTGGACCTAATATTATACCAGAATACATTAATAAATCATATATAAAACTAATGCTTTTTGCTTCTTTTATATGCATAATTTTGTAACTTTTAGATTTTTCGCCAATTTCATGTACAATTTTTTCAATATCTTGATTCCAATAAACATTGGACTTTTCCTCTTTATTTTCCTTTTCCGTATTAAATTCGTTATTTTCTAAATTCATTTAAATATAATTTCTTTCTCTTATACTATAAATGGAAACAAATCAAATACTTTTTTTATTTTGTACACTTATTTTGTATTTATTATTTTATATAGTTATAAAAAAACAAATTAATATTGAAAATTTAAAGTTTCAAGTTTTTATTGCATTTATATTTTCATTATTAACAACATTTCTTGCTTTATCTATAGGGGTAGGTAAAGAACATTATTTAGAAAATGACGTTGGACCATCTGCTTGTACACTATCAGAGTATAATACACTTAAAAATTATGACAAAAATAGAACATTTGGAACTCCAAATTTAAACTTTGGAATAGACGGAAGATTGTGTCAAGGAGGTCCATACACACGGCAAGGAAGTTCAAAACGAGCAGTTGCGTGTAGACAACTAGCTTCAACACCAGAAGGTATGGCTGAAATTCAAAGATATAACTGTGGACGAGGGTACTCAGGACTACCAGGAAAAGGTTTTAATTTTACTCCTATAGGTGAACAATGTAACCAACAAATAAATACTGATATAAGAGATAATGGAATTTTTTAAAAATTTATAGATATAAATATATAATAATGTATAAAAATTTAAAATTTATAAAAAGTATTTTTGTGAATACTCCCAAGAATACTCACAAGAATACCCCATTTAATACTCCCAATAATACCCCCGATAACACCCCTCATAATACCCCAGTTAATACTCCCAATAATACCCCCAATAATACCCCCAATAACACCCCTTATAATACCCCAGTTAATACACTATATAGACATATTAATAGTCACACAACAAAAGAAATGTGTATAAAAGCAGGATGCGTAGTAATATGCTATAATTGTAGATAAATAATTATTATAATATTATAATATTATAATAAATGAAGCAGGTATATATTATAATATTAGCAATAACATTCTTAGTGCTAATAGCATCATATTATGTAGTATTTAATGTATTACAACCTTTTAATTCTTATATTAATCATCCGTTTTGGTTTGGTATGCCATCAAATATTGTAAAAATTATAGTAGTATTTCAAATATTAGGATTAATTGGTATTATATTATTTAGTTCAATAATATTTAATCATCCAAAAACAGGAATTTTAAAAACTAATTTGTTTATTATTTTATTAATTTTTTTAATCAGTTCAATAATATGGCCTTTTGCTACTTACTATAACTATTCTATTATTTCAATTTGTAGTATACATATTACATCAATATGTTCAATATTACTATTAGCAGGAACAATACAAAATACTCATTTTAAATGGAATCATGTTTTAGGAGCATTATTATTATGCATAGTTACAGTTTTATGTGACAGTGTATTATGGAATACTAATTACATATATAATTATTTACCAAAAAATAAGTTAACGACAATATTTACAGGGGGAAGAACCTGCTAAATATCTACATAACGTACATGCTTTATTTGAATAACATTTTACACATACAATAACACTTTTTGTTAGTTCTGCATCATTCCACGCGTCTAAAGTTGACTTTAAGTGACATAATTTATCACAGCAAACACATCTAGTTAAATATAATTCTTCACACTGCAAACATATAAATTCTTGTTTTAATACATAATCATAGTCTTTTGTATAAAGTTTAAGTTTATTAAGTATGCGTATATAGTATTCTACTTTTTTTAAACTGCAATTTTTTTAAAACATAATTTACATTCTTGTGGTAATACTTCTTTGAGTACTTTATTCTTTAACAATGCGTTAATGTATGACATTTAAATTTTCTTTAAAAATAATTATTATTTTTCAATTTTAAAAATTATCTGAAGAATTTAAAACATAAAATTGAAAATTTTACATATCTTTTATACTACAAACAACTATGGATCTTCAATCCAAATTAAAGAATATGAAGTCTGGTGATGGGTATACAAGCGATGATAGTTCGTGTTCTTTTTCTGATGATTTTAAAGGTCTAACCACAAGAGGAAAAAATATAGTAAACGTAAATAAAAAACTAACTGAAGAAAACTTTGGAGGTAGAGAAGGTGTTAGTGCAATAGTTAAATACGGAGATATATTTGCAGACGACACGGAATACGAAATAATGTGGGAAGGACAAGAAGAAACAGTACATCTATTATGGTCAGATAATTGTCATCTGCAAGGTATTAAAGAATCAGGAATATTTACAGACAGTGGTAATGGATATGCTGGATGGGACGAAAAAGAACAATGTTATTTACAATTTAATAGATCTATAACAAATTTGAATAAACACTGTATGAAAATTATAAAAATAGAAGATACTAAACCGGTTACAAAAAAAACTAAAGGTAAAATAATGTCTAAGAGTGATTTACAAGAGTCTAAGAGTGACTTAGAGGAGTCTAAGAGTGACTTAGAGGAGTCTAAGAGTGACTTAAAGGAGTCTAAGAGTGACCTAAAGGAGTCTAAGAGTGACTTAGAGGAGTCTAAGAGTGACCTAAAGGAGTCTAAGAGTGACCTAAAGGAGTCTAAGAGTGACTTAGAGGAGTCTAAGAGTGACTTAGAGGAGTCTAAGAGTGACTTAGAGGAGTCTAAGAGTGACTTAGAGGAGTCTAAGAGTGACTTAGAGGAGTCTAAGAGTGACTTA